GGCTATCGGACATATCTCGCAGGCTATCGGACATATCTCGCAGGCTATCGGACATATCTCGCAGGCTATCGGACATATCTCGCAGGCTATCGGACATATCTCGCAGGCTATCGGACATATCTCGCAGGCTATCGGACATATCTCGCAGTCCATCGGACATATCTCGCAGTCCATCGGACAGTTTTTCGGGGCTATCGGACATATCATCGGACAGTTTTTCAGGGCTATCGGACATATCATCGGACAGTTTCAGGGTCCCTATCGGACATGTCCGATGGGTGCTGGAGAAAAAAATGAAAATATTTTTCCTTGGTAGATCAATGGTTCAGGGAGGTTGAGAGCGGAATTTTCGGACTTTATCGGACATGTCCGCACATCGGGGTGAGGCGGCCAATCAGACTCCGCCCGATTCACACCATGGAAACAACATCCACTACCAAACCAGCCTTGGCGATACGCCGAGGGAAAATCGTCCGACCACAAAAGGTCGTCATCTACGGACCCGAAGGCGTCGGCAAATCGACGCTCGCCGGTCAGACACCAGACCCCGTCTTCCTCGACACCGAAGGCGGCACTCACCACCTCGACGTTGCCCGCTTTGACGCGGCAACCACCTGGGAGGACATCAACGCCGCCGTAGCTCAACTAGCCAAGTCAGCTCACCCGTTCAAGACGCTCATCATCGATACCGCGGACTGGTTGGAAAAACGACTGGCCGAACACCTGTGCCGCAAGACCAACAAGGAAAGCATCGAGGATTTTGGCTACGGCAAAGGCTGGGTGATTCTCGCCGAAGAATTTGCCCGCTTCCTCACCTCGCTCGATGCCTTGACCGCACGGGGCATGCACGTCGTGTTTCTCGCTCACTCGACCGTGAAGAAGTTCGAGGCTCCTGATCAAGCGGGTAGCTATGACCGCTTCGAGTTGAAGCTGAGCAAGCAAAACGCGCCGCTTCTCAAAGAATGGGCAGATCTCGTGCTGTTCGGGAATTTCGTCACCAAGGTGGCCGAGAAGGACAACGGCAAGATGCGCGGTGTCGGCGGCAAGGAGCGTGTGCTCTTCGCCAATCACAGCGCGGCCTATGATGCGAAGAACCGCCACGGACTTCCCGACAAACTCCCCTTCTCCATCGAGGCCTTGTCGCCTGTGTTCGGTCCCGTAGCGGAATCGGCAGGCGCTATCGTAGCGAAACCGCAACCAGCAGAACCCGTTGCATCGTTGACCGACAGGGTATTTGCCGCATTCCAGCACAAGGCGGACATGGCCAACGTGGTCGATTTCTTGGTCGCACGCGGCCAACTCAGCTACACGCAGGAAGGTTCGCTCGAATCCATCGACAACCTGGATTCGGAATATGCCGCCCGGATGCTGAGTGAACCTGATCGTTTCGTCGCCGCTGTGGCAGAATGGGTCAAAGGAAAGGAGGCAACCGCGTGAGTGCGCTACGTCCCTCCAACCTACCGAAGCTGGCCGTGTGCCCGTGCTACGAGAGCAATCCCGTAGCTGGTCCCGCCGCCGAACGTGGCACGCTACTCGACTCAGCATTCCGTGCAGAACTACTCAAGCTCGATGAGCGAGTTCTCCTAGCTCAGAAGATGTCTGCGGACGAGATCGCTGCGGTTTCCTGGTCAGTCTCGATGGTGCGGGCGATGTCGGGTCGCGAGCGGGTGCTTGCCCGCGAGGACGACTGCCGGGTGAAGATTCTCAACCTCACCGGCACGGCAGACGCCATCGTCCCAATGAAGTTCACTCACTTCGATCTGAAGACCGGTGCACGACGCAACTACCGCGAACAGATGGCGGCCTACGCGCTCGGACTCATGGGCGCGTATTTCACCTCGTCGTGGACGGCGCACCTGTTGTTCTGTGATCAGCGCGAGATCGTCACGCACACGTTTACCTACGAAGAAGCGCACGCCATCGTCGATCAAGTAGTCAAGGCCTACAACGACACGAAGAAGAAGCCCAGCGTCTGCGAATACTGTTCGTGGTGCGCGAAGGCGGACACCTGTCCCGCACGACTCGCGATGGTCGATCAGGCACTCGCGGTAACCCAATCGGGTTTCGACTTCGATGCCCTGCTCGCTAATCCTGAGCGACTCGGAGAATTTCTCGCGGCCAGTGCGGTGGTTGAGGACTTCCGTGAGCGAGCGAAGAAGATTGCTAGCGAACGACTCAAGACCGGCGGCGAAGTCCCTGGCTGGAAACTCGTGACGCGCAAGGGCAGTGAATTCGTCGATTGCCAGACCGTTGGTCATCACATCCAGCGCATCGGCTTTGGCCCCGTGCTCTCGGCTTACGGAAATCTATCCGCTGCCAAGTTCCGCGACCTGTGGAGCCAGCGCATGCCCAGTGAACTCCCCTTCCCCGAGGAATCGGTGAAACACGCCCCACCCTCAACCTATCTCAAACAATCCAAATCCTCATCTAAAACCAAACCAAACTAAGACCATGCCATCCTATACCTCATCCACACCTCAAGAACGTCCAGATCATGTTGAACCTGGAGATTACCAAGTCGAAGTCATCGATGCGATTGAAACCGTCAGCAAAGGCGGCCACGAAATGATCGAGCTCAAGCTCCGAACATCCGCGGGCAGCTTGCTCTTCGACTTCCTCGTCTTCATCCCCACGGCCTTCTGGAAAATCGACGCCTTCCGCGCTGCCACCGGAGAAGTGGTGACTCCCGATCAAGATGTCGAGATCACTGCCGACCATGTCGTGGGTCGCACTGGCACCGTGCGACTGACCGTCGAGGAATACAACGGCAAGAAGCGCAACAAAGTCACTGCGTGGCTTGTGCCGACATCACCCACTAACAACAAACCCCAAGCGGCACGTCGTAATGAAAGCAACCCCTTCTGAGAAAATGGGCCTGCGTGCCTATCAACGGAAAGCTGTCGATCTCACTCTTGCAGGCTTCCAGCAGTTTACCAAACAACTGCTGGTTGCCGCGACCGGTGCGGGAAAAACTCAGATTTTTTGTGAGACGATCCGCTTGCACCAGCCAGGCAGGTCACTTGTGCTCTGCCACCGCGAGGAATTGATCGGACAGGCAGCCAAGCGCCTCGAATCATTCGGCATACCCGCTGAGATCGAAATGGGTGCGAGCTACGCATCTCTTGATGCGCCTGGAGTTGTCGGTAGTGTCCAATCACTCATGGGCGACACCCGCCTTTCGCGGTGGCCAAAGGATCACTTCGATCTTGTGGTGGCCGATGAAGCGCACAGAGCCATGAGCGACTCGTGGCAAAAGGTGCTGCGGCATTTTGACGGACACGCCCGCGTGCTGGGAGTCAGCGCGACTCCTGAGCGATCCGACAAACGACACCTCGGCAAATACTTCGAGAATATCCCATACGAAATTGGTCTCTTAGACCTGGTTCAACAAGGATGGCTCTCACCAATCAAAGTGAAGACCGTTCCGTTAGGCATGGATCTGCGAAGCGTGCGTACCACGGCGGGCGACTACAGTGCCGATGATCTCGGTCACGCGCTAGAGCCCTACTTGGAGCAAATCGCTGATGTATTGGTCGAGCACCGTCATCGCAAGACCTTGGTGTTCTTGCCGCTCATCGCCGTGTCGAAACGCTTTGCGGAAATCTGCCGCGAGCGTGGGCTACTCGCCGAGCACGTCGATGGCCAAACCAACGAGCGGCAGGCGATCCTGGATCGATTCAAGCGAGATGAGACGCGCGTCCTGTGCAATGCGATGCTACTCACCGAGGGCTATGACGAACCCAGCATCGACTGCGTGGTTTGTCTGCGCCCGACGAAAGTGCGTGCTCTCTATTCGCAGATCATCGGGCGCGGCACACGTCTCTGGCCGGGTAAGGACCACCTGCTCGTTCTCGATTTCCTCTGGCAAGCGGAAGAGCACAGCCTCATGCGTCCCGCGAACCTGATTGCCGAGGATGAAGTGGATGCCAGAGCACTCACGGAAAAACTCGGTGGCGAGGGCGACCTCGAAGAAGCGCGTGAACTAGTGAATGCGGATCGCACCCGATCACTCACCGAAAGGCTCGCCGCCAACCGCATGCGCCGTGCCAGTGTGCTTGATCCGCTGGAGCTTGCTGTGACGCTCAACGAAGCCGCACTGGCCGACTACGTGCCGACGATGTCGTGGCAATCGCAAGCCCCCTCGGACAAGCAGTTGCAGGTGCTCGCCAACTTCGGACTGGATCCTCAGACGATCCTGTCCCGTGGCCAAGCTTCCCTACTCCTCGACCGCCTGATCGCCCGTCGCAAGCTCGGCCTTGCCACCCCCAAACAAGTCCGCGTGCTGCGCCGCTACGGCCATGAGCACCCAGAAACTACCACCTTCCACGATGCGAAGGTCATCCTCGAAAAACATTTCACCACTCACTAATTCACACCGATGGCACGATACAAATCACCTGGGCTATCCATGGCCTTGCCACGTCGCACGCTGGAATACCTTCAGCGTGGGGCGAGCGAGGGCATGCGCAATGCCGAACTCTTTGATGCGACCTGTCAGTTCCGCGATGCCGGTCACCCGCTGGAAGAAACGGAAGGTCAACTTCTCGCCCGCGCACTGGCCGACGGGCTTACCGAATCCGAAGCACGGACGACCATCCGTTCGGTCTATGCACGCTCATCCCGCGAGTCATTGGGCGCAGGCACGGCAGTCATACCAAAGACAAATCCCCTACCTCGAACAAATAAACCGACTGAACGGTATCACAAGCGATCTACCATGACATTGCCTGAAATCATCGAGGACGGTTTCGTTCGTTTGTTGGACCGTTGCTTTCAACCACAGGAATTTGTGGCGATCTCGCCCGCTGCGGAGAACGAAGAAGGAGAAATCGTTCCGCGCCGAGGCGTGACGCTGACCGCCGCTGAGTGGAAGGCGAAGGTCGCGGCCAAGGGTGGCATTGATCGGGTCTTTGGCACCAAGCTCGGGCTATTTTTGCGCATCAACCCGATGCGTAAGGACGGCGCGAAAAACGAGGATGTCACGGCATTTCGTCATGTGCTGGTTGAGTTCGATCGCGATGAGGCAAGCAAGCTCATCCCGAAGGAAGAGCAATACCATGCGATTGTGGCCAGCGGCATGCCGGTCGCGGCATTGATGGACTCGGGCAACAAGAGCCTGCATGCGTGGATCCGCGTCGATGCGCCCGACGAGAAGGAATACAAGCGCCGGGTCGAAGTCATTTGGGAATGGTTTTCTGGTCTCAATCTCGACAAACAGAACCGCAATGCCTCGCGCCTCTCACGTTGTCCCGATGGCTGGCGCACGGTGGACGGTGAGCATCGTCGCCAGTCGCTTCTTGCCCTGGAATTTGGTGCGGAATCATGGACGGCATGGGAGGCGGAGAACGACGTGAAGCCAGATGAATCGTTCATTCCTGTGTCAACTCTCGCCACCTATGACACCAGTCACGATCCAAACAACATTCTCGGCCAGCGTTGGCTTTGTCGTGGTGGATCACTGGTCGTGGTCGGCCAATCCGGAATTGGCAAATCATCGCTTTGCATGCAGCTCATGATTCTATGGGCACTAGGTTTGCCTGCCTTTGGTATCAAGCCCACCGTACCGTTGCGTTCGTTATTGATTCAGGCTGAGAACGACGTGGGTGACTTAGCTGAAATGTATCAGGGTGTGCGACAGGGCATGGGGCTTACGTCAACGCAAGAGACGACCCTTAACGAGCGCATCTTCATCTATCGCGACACGACCCGCACAGGAGCTAGCTTTGTCGATGCCGCCTCATCGCTGGTGGAGCGACACAAACCAGATCTCGTGTGGGCCGATCCACTGCTCAATTACATCGGTGACGACATCTCAGAACAGAGTGTCATCAGTGAGTTCTGCTGCAACCTTCTCAATGAAGTGAGCTTACGCACGGGTGTAATTTGGTGCCTTCTTCATCACACAGGCAAGCCATCACGCGATCCTAAGTCATCGACGCATTGGACCGCCAGTGACCTCGCTTACAGCGGTCTCGGCAGCTCTGCGCTGACAAACTGGTCGCGCGAAACAGCGGTGCTCGTGCGCCTCAAAACAGCCGATGGCGAACCACCTACGTTTCAGTTCAGTATGACCAAGCGCCGCAAACGAGCCGGTCTCACTGACACCGCAGGACAGTCCACCGATACCATTTTCCTGCGTCATTCGACCAGGGGCGGGATCTGTTGGGAACAGTGTGAGGCACCCACGGAGGACGAGGAAAAGAACCCAGGTCGATACAAAATGGGGCGCAAATCATCCTTCGATGCACAGGCATTTCAGGCCATAATTGAGGCCCATGGAGGCACTCTAACAAGAAATAACGCACAACAGGTTGCTGCAGGAATGAAATGCAGTGAACGAACAGCATGGAAATGGTGGAAACAATGGAAAATCAACAACTTATGAACTGCTGCAACAATACATATTTCAGCGCTGCAAAAACCCAGCTGCAACTGCTGCAAGTGCTGCAATATCTCTCTCCCGAAGGGAGAGATATTGCAGCTGCAGCAAGCAGCATCGTGCAGGCAGAGAAACGACATCAGAAGATCGACGTGACTTCGGACATCAAACATCGCCCCCTTGTTTGCGGCCAGAAAGGAGGTCAGCCATGAGCGCGGACGACTACGCCAAAAAGCAAAGCCAACGCGATGCCCAATACGAGCGCGAATACCAGGCCTGGATCAAATCGATGAGTCCCGCAGAACGCAAGGAGGCAGAAGCTCTTGGCCTACTCAAGCCCTGTCTCGCCAAACACGGCAACGGCTCTTCCAAGGGTGATGCCGCCGACAGTGCTCTCATGCGGATTGGCGACGATCCAGCCCTGCTCGTTGATGCGGATCCCCTGCCCCCTGAGCTCCTGGAGCAGCACCAACCGCAGCCAGAGCCCACCCACGACACCGAGGCCATCTACAACGCCATCCGCCGCGTGGTCGCCGAAATCCTCTACCACAACAACGCCCGCCTCACCGCCGAGTGCATCGCCTTGGTCAGCGGCTTGGCCTACGATGGCTCATCGATGACGGAGATCGCCCAACGTCACGGCATCTCGCGTGCCGCAGTGTCCAAGCGCTGCGTTGAACTCACCGAGTTGCTCGACCTACCACCCTCGCGCGCCATGCGCTCGTTGACAGCCCGCAAGCGTTATCGAGACGCACGAATCCAATCCACCAGATCCCATGAACACAACCATCATTCTTCCCAATCCCAAGGTTAGCATCAGCCCCGTCGGCATGCAGATCAGCAGCGAACTGAGCTTCGAGGAATGGAGCGAACTGGCCACCTCCATCGGTCAGGCCGCTCGTTCCATCGGCTTCATCATCGGCGACTGGCTGGTCTATGGCCAGAGCCTCTTCGGCACTGAGGGCTTTGCTGACAAGCGCGTCGATTCGGCTAGCTACCAACTCGCCATCAAC